ACCTATACAAATCCCCGGATGACCCTCTGGGTAGGGATTGGCAATTTAGAATTGCTTTGGGTCCGGTGTTGGTATTCGAGAATGTCCCCCACAGACACCCAAATCCTTTAGCTCCATGGGCTTACCTTAATGAAGAAATGTACATGGAACATCGTAAGACCAAAGAATCAGACCGTAAGAGTGCAACCATGAGGGATGGTATGTGCTACGGTCCCGGAGTTCATCGAGACAAGAGTGTCCAAACCTTGATTAGTCAAAGAGAAAAAGGAGAAATATAATGGCTTCCAAAGAAAGGTTCCTACTGCTTCGATATGGTGGAATAGGCGATGCTTTATTCCTCACCCCAGTGGCAAAGAAGCTGACTGAATTAGGCTATCAGGTTGATGTAGTGGTAAATGACATGGGCTTGCCTGTGTTGGAGAACAACCCTTACATCAAGCACATCTACTTAAGTTCAAGATTCGGCACATACAAAGCTGATGTTAATGGACATCCCATTAATTTGGTTGACTATCAAGGTGTATACATTGCTGACATGGCATTGTACCGACTCTATAAAACTAAATTAAACCGACCTTGGCGACCCTTTAATGTCGCGAACTACTTCCGCGTCATCGAGGCAAACACTCAGCACCCGGAAATTAGTCCTACTCAGAATTCCACTTACATCAACACCTATGACAACCATCTAAATTGGGCTGGAATTAACCCTTACACCATGTCGGATGATGAGAAGAGACCCAACTATTTCGTGAGGGAAGAGGAAAGAGCTTGGGCTAAATCCATATTGAGTAAGTGCAGAACCAAGCCTGTGTTTATCCAGACCACATCTTCCAGTGCAGCTAAGACCATCTCCCCCTTAGGTATAAGCAGATTCCTCATTGAAAAGGGACACAGTATTCTACTTTGGAATCAGGAAGTTCCCACTCAAGAGAGACCTCAAGGTGGTGGTTTCTTGACCATCAATGGGATGAAAATTGAAATCCCCAAGGAAATCAAACCTATTAGGGCTACTGCGGCTCTGCTGGAACAGTGCCAATTTGCCATTACTGCCGATACCGGAGTGTCTCACTTGGCTGAAGCTCTGGGCATAAGACACATAACCTATTACACCTTTGTCCCGGCACACACCATATCCAAGTATTACCGATATGAAATCACCGTAGATTCGCAAGTTACATTGGGTAATCAGGTATGTAAGTGCTACCAAATTACAAGGGACTGTCCTCGTAAGCAGGTTGAAGCTTGGTCTAAATTAGACCCTGAGGAAAGACAGTTGTTGGAGATGCTCCCTATGGAACCCATGGTTAGGGCGCAAGCTGGACTTCCTCCTGTGAAGCCTCTCCCTACCAAAGACCCAATCACCTATTTTAAGTGTACATCGGAGGCCACCCTTAATGCGAAGGTAAATAATGCTTTCCAGAAATTAGAATCCCTTAGGATGGAAATACCCTATTGCACAGCGTCCATTGATTTAGTGGATGTCTTAACCGCAAATTACAGTTGGTTGAAAGGTGAGACTGATGCACACTAAAATATTCATCATCAAGAATTCCATCGAGGATGAAAAGGCCAATCAGACCTTTGAAGCCATGAAGGAAATAGTATCTGAAGACATGTTGAACATCCTTGCCTATAGCGGTAAAATGTCTGATGCCTTTAACTTGTGTAGGGAAATTTGTCTGGACGAAAAGGCCAACCTCATGGTGGTCAGGGCTGGGTTCATTCCCAACACTGCTTGCTTCGATTTCGAGAGACATGTTGAACAGTTGAATCAAGATATGGTAATTTCCCCTACCCTCATGGATAGGGTTAATCAGTCCGTGGAATTGACAGCCGAAATTCAATCAGGATTCCCCATCATCAAGTATGCCAGTGGTTACCACCAGAGTGATGCCATAAGACCTGTAAATTGTTTTGACCACAACATGATTTCAGTACCCTATCGAGCCTTATTGGATGTGGGTCAGTTCGACACAGCCTTGAAGGAGTTCTTCATTCTCACTGATTATACTCTGAGATGTCGTTGGGCTGGGTTTGAAGTAGGTCTTGACCATGGTCTTGGGTTCTTTGCCCCGGAGAAGATGAACCTTTTCACGGAGAATTGTATATTTATAAGTGAAGAGAAGAAACGTGATGAGCTTACGTTCAAATTAGACCAACAGACTTTTCACCGTAAGTATACATCCCTAATAAAAACCATCTTAGAAAACATTTAATCAGAGGTAAAACATGGCGAGAAAATTCATTGGCATCACAGATTGTGAGGTGCTTTACGAAGACTTTTCCGCTTTAGCCAGTGGAGCCATATTGGATTCCATTCTGGAACAAGCTTCCGAGTGGGTGTATACATCCATCTGTGAGTTCAACCCTACTCCATCATTGTCCCTACCTGCCACTGGCACCTCCCCCAACTTCTTTATTCGTTTAGCCACGGCAAGTGAAGCCGTATATCTGGCGTTGTCTCGGAGGATGCTGGCAAACAAAGAGGGAGCCGAAGGTTACTGGACAGTCTTCCATACCGATGCCGAGGGCATTCTTGAAGATTTCAAATCAGGGCGCAGACGAATTGACCCTGAACCGACTGTGGGACAAATTGGAATTGGTATGCCTACTGCCCTTACCGTAGGGACTGGAACAGAGGCCATTACTCCAAATTCGGAGTGGATTGAATCCAACTATGGAGTGCCGGGTTGCTACTACACCGAAGACCTGTACCCCCGAATCTTCACCATTGAACTTCAAACAGTAGGGTCTAATTTAGCAACCTCCACTTTTCGCTGGAAGACGGACGAGGATGAAGGATGGTATAGAGAGAATGTCAAATGTGACTGGAACTTCATACCTCTCAGCTTTGGTGTTGAAATTAGATTCCTCTACAAATACATTGACTCCTATAAAGTAGGCCAGCAATGGCAAATTAGTTGTTACCCTGAAAGAGATTCCAAGTCCAGACGAGTTGCTGGATACACAACCTTTTTGGAGAGGTAATGGCTACCTCACTACCAGCTATTAATTTCCGAGACCTACCTAAGTCACTGAAGAAAGTTCAGAAGACTTTTGATAGCAAGGACATCCGAGAGGGTGTCATAAAGCAAATTGAAAAGATGATGTTAAATTTCGTCGCACTTCGTTTCGCCACAGGCAGTGATGCCAATGGGCACAAATGGAAATCCAATGCAGAGGAAACTAAATTTGGGGGCAGGTGGTCCAAGAAGTATAACACCAGACCATCCGGTGAAAAGGTAACATCAGACAAGATAAGATTGACTGACACTGAAGAATTGAGGAAATCCTATGCAGCTGAAATTACTGACACCAGTGTTAAGGTTGGACCTAAGGGTGACCGTAATAGGACAATAGCTCAGGTGGCGGCAGATAAGTGGAAGAACATCATAACGGGTTTTTCCGAAGCAAACATCAAATTAATACGTAAAGAAATCGAAGCGTACTTGATACGCAAAATTTTGGAATAAGAGAGGTTAAATCATGTCCAGAACAATTAGTTCGTTTTTAACATGTGTCGTTTTTGGGACCGAAGCCGGAATGGGAACTGAGACTTCGAGTTATGCCTTCCTGTGGGACTCCGAAGAAAGCGACTCCCTAACTTTTGGCGAAGAACCAATTGACATCAAGGTACTTAGGGGTGCCAGAGGTCAGTTGTCTTCAGGTCTTAGAGAGTGCCAAAATCTTCCGGGTGGAGCTTTGGGTGCGGCCCCTATTGCCTTAGGTACAGCGGATGCTAAATTCCTGTCCATCCTCAATGCTCACTTTCAGTCCGTAGGTACTTCCGGTACCGCAAGCCCTTACACCTATACATTCACTCCTACTTCTGGGTTGGATGATGACGCTTGGTTTACACTGTCTGTGTTGAAAGACACGGGTGTGGATAGTCGGGCCCATCTCTACCTTGGTTGCATAGTGGACGAACTGGAAATTGCTTGGGAATCCGGTCAGCCTATAATGTTCACCCCTACCTTCAAGGCCATGGAATCCAGCAATGCCGGGACCATGCCTGAATCAATTCCTACTCCTTCCGCTGGTGGATACCTTCAAGCCCCTAACATTTCCGTTCAATGGAATGGAAGCGAAATTTACCCCGCAAGCTTCACCATCTCTTCGAGGAACAACACCCCGGACAAACAGGCTGGGGATGCCAAGGGTCGTAAAGGCTTCGTAGTAGGCGACTACTCAGGCAATATCGAATTGAGTGTGTGGAGAAATGAAAATGCGGATACTGATTGGGTAGCCCCATTTTATAACAACTCACTGGGTACTGTTGTGATTACTGCTACAATGGACACATCCTATGGAACATTGGGTGGGTCTGCGGCTGTAACCATGACCTACACTGCGTATTGCAGAGTTGAAGCTCCCAACGATTTGAATGCTAATACTGGTGATTTGGTTGACACCATTAACCTTAGGGTTATGGCTGATACTTCTCTTCCAGTGCTTACCTTAACACAAGATGTAGATAGTCTTCTGGGCTAAGGAGTTACCTAATGGCAATAATCGCCGGATGGCAGAACAGTATTAACTTGGCATGGGAAAGACCGTTGGGTACACTGGGAACTTCCGGGTTCCGTTGGTGTAGTGACCAACCGGATTCCCTATCCGTTGGTGCTGTTCCATACGCCCGGTCTGTGTTGGGAAATAGGTTCCATCGCCAAGAAGACCTTAGAATACTTAAGGTCCAACCTCAGGGTGCCTTAGGTGCTACTCCTTTTTGGTTTGATGCAGACAACTGGCAGAAGACATTGAATAGGTTGCTGAATTCACATTTTCAAAATGCGGAATCTTCTTGTCCTACTCCTCCTGAACCTGGCTGGGATTACCATTTCCCTTACTCAGGTCAACCGGGAACCTTGGGTGGATTCACTATTGCCCGAGACATTGGTCTGGGCTTAGGTAGGGCTTATGTGTTTGAGAAGTGCATCATGAATAAATTAGTTGTAGATTGGAAAGTGGGTCAACCTGTTATGTTGACTCCCACATTCTACAGCCAGAATGTTACCCCCAACTCTTCTGTGTCCGGGGTGGTATTTGCTTCCGACACATCCTACCAGAGACATTACTATCAAGCTCCGGGAATTTCATGTTCATGGAATGGAACACGATTTCACCCTGCCAGCTTCAAGATTACATCCAGTAATAACATTCAGACTCAATTTGGACCATCAAGCAAACAACCTATAGGCTTTACCTTGGGAGTATTTGAGGCCACGTTGGAAATGGATGTTTGGGTTGATGAGAATTTTTATTCTCGCTTCGTATACATTGATGGTTTGGGAACTTCCGTTACCCCCGTTAGTACCTTAGGTACATTCATGGTTCGTATACAGGGTCCAGAATTTAATGAATATGGAGGCTCCTTTGGAACTGTATTTGCTCAAACTGATATATACTTCACAGGCAAAATTGTAGATGTACCAAGTTGTAATCCTAACATGGGGAATGAAGCAACTCAGAAAGTCAAGATGATTATGACCGCCACCGGAACAACTCCAGCTAAAAGTGGTTATTACATTAAGACTTATGGTATTCCTGACCCATGGCAACCAATTGATAAATAGAGGGTTTAATTTCGGGCGATGCGGGTTTCTCCCTCCCCGCTGGGCAGTAGGTTTTACTCCTTTCCCTACTGCCCAAATCACCCGAACAACTTACAGGGAGATTTGATATGCTAAGAACAATTGACCCCGACCATCTCCATGAATGGTCTTCCTCAGCGGCCCCGGATACAGTGTTCTATTTCAGACCACTGACCGGAATGCTAATTTACACCGACATGGATGAACTTACTGCACACATGATTAACAAGTGTGTAGTCAAAATTTCGAACATCGAAATTGGTGGAATAGAATACCCTATGTGGGAGAAAGACCCAAAGAACCCCGTAGACCTTTATAAGATTCTTCCCTACCAGATAGTTATGCCCCTTCAAGGTCAAATTTGGAGTGCATCAAGATTGTCTGAGGTAGAGTTGGGGGAATTGAAGCCGCAGGTTGGCTCTCAGTCTTCGGAGACCGATTCGACTGTTCCAACTGTAATCGAAGAGGTACCATCTGCATCAAAACCTGCGGCAAAGAAGACCCCGAGAAAGTAAGGGTTATGATTGCAGAATCCCACCTCCCTAATCAGATGCCTGTAATTTTCAAGGCCGAAGCAGTAGGTGGTTGTCCCAAGGTTCTAATTTCCCCTTTCGCGGTACAGGTGGCTAAAATGACTTCATGGTGGGAGACAGGCCAGCTTGGTCTAAATTTAGTAACGGCACCTATGTGGGTTGATGAGGCGATTACGGTGTACAAGAATGCCAGCAATAGGGCTTCCCAATTCAAGATGAAAGAACGAATGGCAGATAGGACTAAATAAACATGGCCGACATCAAACAACAGATAGACTACGAACTTAAACTCACCGGAGTGGATGATGCCAATCGTCAGATGCAGGGTCTTACCCAGCAATCGGATTCAGCATCCACTAACATGGGTGGTTTATCTGACCAATTTGCTTTAGGTGCAATCAAAGCCAACATCTACATGGAAGCCATTAAATTAGCAGGACAAGCAGTTCAAGCTTATACCCAATTTCTTAAAGAATCTATTCAAGCGGCCATCGAAGACCAAGCCGAGACTCGTAAATTTCTTGCCGTGTTCAAAGAATTTGCTCCTGAAGTTACAGCGGCATTGACTGATTTATCTATCAGTGCAGGTTACTCCATGGACTCCCTTCAAAATTCTGCTTCAGCCCTTCAGGATTTTTTGGTGCCTATGGGTGTGGCAAGAGAACAAGCGTCAGGCATGTCCGTAGATATGTTGAAGTTGGCGGCTGATTTAGCCGCATTCAACGGTGTACCAATTGAAGATGTTTTAGGTGCAATGAAATCCGGTTTGGCCGGGATGTCTCGACCTATGCTTCAATATGGTGTTGATATTAGAGCGGCGGCAGTAGACCAAGAACTTCTCAATATGGGAATTAGTGGTGGGGCGCAAGCGGCAACTGCGGCTGAAGCGGCTCAAGCACGACTTAACATCATGATGAACAACTCAGCGGATGCCAGTGGAGCGGCGGCCAAATCTATGGGTTCAATGGACGGAATGATGCGTTCACTTGAAGGTAGGTATAAAGACTTTCAAGAGGAGATTGGCGCAAAGTTTATTCCCGTTCTCGAAGCAATGATGCCAGCGTTTGAAAATATTCTTGCAATACTTCAACCACTCATTGAATATTCAGCGGAGGCTACTGTCGAATTCTTAGAGATGGCTTCGCCTGAGATTATAGAATGGCTAACTAACTTTGTCTATATCAGCGCTGAAGTTATAAAAGTACTAATAGACATCGGCAAATGGGTAACTGAGGTAGGTAACTCCTATAAAGAGCTACCATTGGCAGTAAGGCTATTGATAAACCCACTGGGCGAAGCTGCCATAGCCGCAAACGATTTCGTTGGCGAAATGCGCGAAATGGATGAGGCTATAGATGAACAAAATGAAGCCTATAGAAGACAAGACGAATCCCTACGTCAGGCCATAATTAGTCAACAGTACTTCAATGACGAACTGGATGTTTCTCCTCGTAAGGCTATGGCACTCATTGAGGAACTTGAATCCATGGAGCTTCAAACGGGTGCTTCTCAAGACATGATTGAACAACTCCGAGGTGAACTTAGGGCCTTATCAGAAGCCGAATTAGATGCGGCCATTGCAACTGCCGAAGTTCGTATTCAGCACATGCAGTGGGCCGCTGAAATGACTGGTGGGGGATTCATCTCTTCTGCTATTCAGGTAAGCATAGGGCAGGTTCAAGACTACATCACACAACTTCAGAGTCTTAAAGCGGGTCTGGGTACCACCACAACTACCACCACAACTACCACTCAACGTTCTACCGGGTCTGCTCCTGCGGCACCTACAACACCATCCTATACCCCACAGCAAAGTGATGCGGAATTTCAAGCTTGGGCTGAGGCGGAAATGCAACGAATTATAACTTTAGGTGCAGAACAAGGTGCAGCACAAGCTTACTCATTCCAAGAAGCATATGCCGCAGCAATGGCAGATGCCCAGCCTATTTTGGACGCAGAACATGAAGTATGGTTATCAAGGTATAATTTGGCAATGGATTTTAGTAGAGACATTGCCAACACTTTTGTTCAATCTTGGGATGGTGGATTTGAAGACCTCGACAAAATGTTCAAAAACATGTTAGACAAATGGATGAAAGATTTAGTAGCCAGTGGTATTCTTAGTGCCTTCTCCACTGCTTTTGGTGGAGGTGCCGTGGGCACATTTGGTAAAGTATTTGGTGCTTTGTTTTAAGGAGTTAGATATGACATTTTCATGGACTGATTCAACCCCCAAGACATTAGTGGCTGAGGGAACAATGGCCCCCGACCTACCCATCACCGCCAACCTCGAACAGAATGCCACAATGCTGAGGACATACCTCGGACATGGTGAGACCTATGTAATTTGGTCTAAGTGGACTTTCCAATTTAACTGGACTAATGTGCCTGAAGCTCTTATAGGGAGTCTGGTTTCCATGTTAAATTCCGGGGCCATAATAGGATTCACGGATACCTACATAGGGAACTATTCTTTCCGACTCACCGCAGACAACATCAGCTACACAAAAACCCTTTATGGTCTGTGTAATGCTTCAGCGAAATTTAGGCAGGCATAATGAAAATCATATACACCACAGGTTCGTTCACCATCCCTGCTTCCTCTTATCCAGATAGTCCATTATCTATTACACAAATTGATGCTTCCTCCTCGGTTCGGGACTTGGGTGGGGGTATATACTCCCCGGCCAGTTTCAGTGTTAAACAATATAACTTTTCATTTACAAACATTCAACCTGCAATCTTAGGAAGCTTCATCACACTATGGGGTTCCTACTCTGCATTCACTATTGAATCCCTCGGTTTACTCGGAACCCTGAATGTCATCATGGTTCCCGGCAGTTTCAACATAGCATATGACACCTATCGAGTAGTGTCATGTTCATTCGCAGTTCAAGATGAAGAGGCAACATAATGGCACAGTATACAGTTGATTGGACTACTCAGGATTATCTGCCTTGGGGGTGGACTGTAACTAACCAAAGTAATTTTACATTAGGTGAAGATGGTTTAGGTTTAAAAAGTGCAAGTTTGAATAGAAATTTTGCAAACCAACCTCTTACTAATGACATTATATATGGTACCATGAACATGAAATTTAATATTAATACCATAGATGGTAGTACCCTTCATAGTTTAATGGTTAGTCCCTTTTATGGTACATGGGATGATGGTGCGGGTGACATATATAGGTCATGGATTCCTTATTACTTATATACTCAAATATATAATGGTACTAATTTAAAGTTTATGTTGCGATTTAATGGAGATGAAGTATTAGATGTAGCAGGATTAACAACAGGTTCAACCGGAACCTTAGTTTCATATTTTGGTGGTACTTCTGGAACCGATATTACCTATACCATGATTTTAACCTATGGTGGTTCTACCTTAGGCTCCGTTTTTTATGATAATTTTAATACGGCTTCTTTTTCTATTTCTGGTGTGGGAGACATACCGAATACCCGAGTTAGTGGTAGTGCTTGGTGGACTGGGGGAGAAACACCACTATACCTTACTTCTGGTACTTTCCTGTGTGAAGCTGTGGAATTGGTTCCCGTTAATGACCCATGTTTGGACTACTATGGATACTATAATAATGGTAGTAGTGAAGGACTTAGGGACCTATCCGCTAATGTTTTGTCCATCACCCCGGTACAGCAAATACTTAAACTTCCGGGTCATACTGGTGGATTCTTCCCTGAGGTCACGGTCAAACTGAAGAATAATTCAAACCAGTGGGGGACATTCACAGGTTTTGCTGTATCTGGAACTCCCTATAACCCCGCTGGGGCTTTCAGAATCCGAGACAAATACATCAACGGTGGAAATGAATACATGTTCTATGGTCTTGCAGACTATGACAATATGGTTTTTGATTCTTTGAATAAGACCGTGGAAATTAAACTAAAGTCCTTAGGTAATCTTTGGGTTGATAAACCCTTACTTGACCTTACCTTCTTTTCTATGGTTGAACAACAATCGGTGTCAGGTCAAATTTTAAGAATATTCCGATTAGGAACTGTTTTATCAGCCAGTGGAAATATAGGAGAGTTGGGTACGGTCACTTTATTCCATAATAACATAATTGTTGAACAAGCCATGGAAGGTAACTGGATATGTGCTTATGGTAATTCGGACATGGCCCAAATTATAAATAATGAAGGTGGAACAACCGATAGTGGAACCTTCTTTGGCACTTACACCATGAACATCCCTGACTGGTTATCCGTAGGTCAAATCATCAATGCTAATTTATCAACTATGCAAACCAATGTTTCAATACCCCTCTGGCAATTTGCTGTTGATACTCTTAATGCTTCATCCGCACTCTACTTTAACCGCCTATATAATGAACTATATATACCATTTCCTTGGTTCATAGCATATACATTTTATTATTCAGATTTAACTACTTCTCCAACAATAAAAATTCAAGGTAATGAAAAATTGATGGATGTACTTCAAGATATAATCAATTCGTATGCAGGATTCGCCCACTGTTCAACTAACGTTATGAATGTGTTTGTTCCCACATTGGATTTCCTGTTGCAGGAACCTGAAAACACACTGGATTATGAAGAAGATTTATATCAAGACTTCACCTACACCACTTCTCCTAAGGTAAGAGAAATCACCTATGACTACAACTACAACGATGACACCAAGAAATTTGAATCCTTCCTAAGTGTGGTCATCAACGAAGCTCAAACTGATGGTGAAACCATGAATCTCAAATCCAAAATCATAGGACGTACCGAGGACGCATTAGCCGCCGCCTACATTATAGGGTTGTTCTACGACTCCAACATCATCCTGAACATCGTTACCAAGCCTACCAACTGGAACACACTACAATTAGGTAAAACAGTTTCCATCACCAACATCCCTACTGAATTTGCCATATTGACAGATACATTTTTGACAATTAGTCGTACCTTTGACCCGCAAACTAAAATGGTTCGCGCACAACTGATGGGTCTCCCACCTCTTGAAGAAGATTTCTTCAGGGTTGGAGTAGACTACATTGGTGGAGATGTGGAAGTGTTGTAATGAAAGATGTTACCCTTAATCAAAAGAGCTACACCCCTTATGGAATAGTCAAGGAAAGTGGTCAGTACTATACTGTCCCCTACCATAGACTGTTGGTTCAGAACTCAGTGTATACCTTCACCACCCCAACCATTGCTTTAAATGCCGAATATCTGTCTGGTAGTGTTCACACTTTTACCCTTCGGTTTAACAACACTTCTACAGCAATCCGGCTGATAGGGAGATGTGGAGACCTCACCAATGGTTCCTCCATATCTGGAACTTGGGCTTTTTCAACGGGTTTTGGGACCCAAACCGATGTGGAATCATTAAATACGATTGGTTCGTTTGCGGTGGGTACCCAAATAATTGCTGGTACCTTTACTCAAAGTTCAGAAACAGATTGTAGAATATTTTTGTACCTAATAGAGGAGTTCTAAATGAATATTAATAAGCGATTTGCAGTGTTCAATCCAACCGTAGGTGTGGATACTGGCACTAACAAAATGACCCCCGAGTTGGTCCAGCAAGTTGCATCCAACGAAATTTTCGTAGGCTGGATGTGGATTCCAGTGGTGTGTATTCCTAAGGCTAAAAGTGAAGGCACCTATTATTATCCAGTGTACTTACCCGATGTTGAACTTGAATGTTGTTTAGTTCATAATAGTGCATCTACTTCTTGTTGGTGGTCTTTATTTAAAGATGACATAGAATATGAAGATGACAACATGATTGAAGTAGATGATTTTCAATGTAAATATGCCTATAATAACTTTAGAGAAACCCCATGGGCTTACCTCACTATTAATATTCAAGACCCTGACCCTTATCGAGAGTGTACTTTAATGGTGTTCAGCACCAGTGGAGATGTACCTGCTTTCACTTTCTATTACCGACTTACCGGAGAATATACCCCGGTAGGAAGTGAGGAATAACATGGCACTCATAGACATAGACCCTTCAATTGTTGGGGCCTTTGTTCCTACTGATGCATTACTTGAACACAAGGACACCATAGGAACTGCATTCTGGAATCAATTTGTGGAAAATGGAGTTGCCGCATATTCCTTGTGGCGTACCTCTTTGGCTTTTGGTCAGCATATTTGGGGTTCTGATTTGTATTGTCAAATTCCACCTGTTAATCCTTCAACCTATTATGCGGGAATAGATTACCTTGAGGAATTCGCCCTTAGAATTGGTTTTGATTGGAATGGAAATCATGCCGATGGTACAGTGACATTATATGGTGGAACCAGTGTGGCAAGTATGGGTTCACTTTGGCAATACATAATATCAACGCCATCCGGTTCTCACTTTGCCGCAATTTCCACCTCAATGGAAACACCCACATATGGAACAGTATCCGGTAGTGGTGTGGTTGGAAATCCATATTTCTTAAAAATTGTAACTTCAACTCCCCCTGTCCATCGTGTCATATTATTTAACACTATACATATTACATATAAGAAATATCCGAACTTCTGGAAAACACATTAATCATAATCCAATAAAGAGAAAGACCACCTTATTACGGGTGGTCTTTCCATTTCACAGAGGTCTAATTTACCAATTAATTGAAACTACAATATACCTTGTACCTGATGGATATGTAACTTCTCCCACATTCATAGTCTCAGGTTCCTCCCCATTGATGAGGGCGGTATATTGAATTTCATTCCATGGAGTACTACTACCTACCATACGGATAACACAACGATGGGCATCATATACTGTTGTAGTGTAGGTATATGGAAGGGATGCGTAGTAGTCATCGAATCCACAAATCCAACCTATTGAACCCCACTCTTCGTAGAAGTTCATCTCAAGCAGATAGAGGTCGTCCGGTTCATTACCCCAAATTTCAATTTCCACAACATAGGGGACAGCAGGTTCGGTTGGGTTTCCACAACCACACACAACAGCCAGTAGGAATATGACAACCAATCCTATCAGGCTTCCCCATACCACGTTTGTTCCAGCAATCTTCTTCATCTCATACCCCTTTCAGTTAGTGTTTCTTCCAACACGGTTAATATAACACACCATAGACCACATGTCAACTACCACTCTATGATGAAGGCCCAAAGTAATTTAGCAAGGTCTAATTTAGACCCTACTGGTTTGAGTTGAACGCTTTTGCATATGGCAACCAATTCCTTCTTCAGATAGGTCTTGGCTATATATGCTGGGGGGTCAGGTTGAGACCTAAGGAAGTCTTCATATAAGTCTAATTCAGTCTTTACCTTCCCATATTTAACTGCTGATTTGGGAGGATGTTCCCTAATCACTTGTGCCGCCACTGGCACAGCCCCAACATTACCATCCACGGTAGAACCACTGTCAAAGTACTTCCCGTTCTTCTTGACCTTGAATTTGAAGGTGCCAGTCCGGGTAATGGTGGGTGACTGTAGGAAGTTCCACTCCAACTTAGTTAGACTATCAATCTCCTGAGATTCATTATGATTTAATACATATTTCAGGCCACAAGCGAAGAACTCGAAAGTCTGGGGTGATGTATTGGTTATTCTTCCCATATGTTCTTACACCTTCCTAACGATGTAATCACTATGAAGTGAACCGAGAGACACAGTAGGGTAGGGGTTATCAGGTTTAGGATTCCACTTCATTTCGAACCGGGCTCTGTCTCGTTCAAAACTTTCCTGTCCTTTTTGTGCAATGAAATCCGCAGGTTGTCCCATCCGGGTAAATTGCCTATGGTCGAGGCAGATGTCCGTGCAACGAATGATGTCTCCCTTAACCCGACCTTCAGCCAAAAAATCATCATCTACAAAATTATGCTCATATTGTTCATCCAGAATAACCTTATCCCTGTTCAACCACCACTGGCGGGGTACAATAGGGTGAGACGGAATCCTATTCTGCCAACCGTCATTGATGAAGTAACTCTTATCCGGGTAGCTCTCATACAAATCAAGTAAGTTCTCTCGTAGGAAAGGATTAGTTCCCGGATATAAATCATTTGCTCCACAAATGTAAATGTCCCAGTCTAATTCCCGGGCCAATCGGTTGTGATTAATAACAAAGGAATCCATAGGGCCAAACAAAACATGGTCACACAAAGGCCCTAATGTTTTAAGGTCATGTTCATCCCAAGTGTACAACCACACGGATATTCTTACATCATGCCAAGCTTTAATGATTTCTCGGGCCTGTTCAGTGCGACCCGACCCTGTGAGCAACCCATATACTATGTTCATAATTTACCCTTTCTTGATTGAATATTTGGAATCCTTAGGGATGACCCAAGTACCACGAAATTTACAACTCTCAGTGGCAGCTTCATTTGCCAACCTCAAGGCTCGGTCCACAGAGGTGTAATTTAGCATTTGGGCCACAAAAACAGCAAGGAAAACATCTCCGGCTCCGGTAACATCAACCACATCCACGACATTAGCTGGTACCCTATATACTCCGTTGTTACCCAGATACATACAACCCCTCTCAGCTTGAGTGCAGATGATTTGAGTGTATGCCCAAATGCCCGGATAAGCAGATGTGGTGTCATAAGCGTTGGCGGTGTCAATGTATTCGGACTGAAGCTTTCGCAGGTAGGGTTCTACCTCACCTTTCCACATCGGAAAAATTGAAATCAAATCCACGACATTTAATTTGATAAAATTTACGCCCCAATAGGCAGACATGTGAATTGGTTTGGGGTCAACGAAAATTGGGATGTTCAACGTCCAGCAAGTTTCTTTAATTTCCCTTATCAGGTTGCCATTCAACATCCCTTTTGCATAATCACTTATTACAACAGCACTTAAAGGTGGGTGTGCAGTCAGAATCCTCCGAATGCCAGCCAATTTAACCTTTTCCAATTTGGAAGATTCCTCCACTTTTTCCACATCTTCGCGCAATATCTGATGGCCCCCAGCAACAAAACGTCTCTTGACAATGGTGGGGTTTTCGTCTCGAAACAGTACGGTGGATATTCCAAAATTTTTCATTTCCTTCTCAACCCATTCACCATAGACATCATCTCCTACTGTACCCGCCACGATTACATTACAGCCAAGTGAGGTTAAATTTAGAGCTACATTTGCAGCCCCTCCCAATTTACGTTCTTCTTTCGTGTGCAGCAAAACCGGAATAGGAGCCTCAGGAGACATTCGAGTTACTTCTCCAAACCGATATAGGTCCACTATGAGGTCGCCTATGACTAACACGGTATTCTTTCTCATAATAAATCCTTTCTTTTGTGTTCTTTCTTGTGGCACTTCTTGCATAGGGTTATTCCATTCGAGACATCCCAGAGAGCCTCGCACTGAATTGCTTCCTCCAAGGTAGTGATGTTATGCTCCTTCATAATATCCGAGAAGAACTTGATGTGGTGAGCTATTAAATTTCCACCTGTGGAATCATTACAATGAACGCAAGTGAAATTATCTCTCTGAAAGATTGAAGTTCGCCACTCTTTATAGTGAATACAATTTCTAACGGCTTCATTTAATGGAGTTATACCACCTCTCCAACTGGGGTTATTTTCACCTAACATAGTTTCAGATAATAGTTCTTTATGTAAGCAACCACAGGATTGAGTTCTACCATTTTGTAAACTCCCCGCCACTACATCAACAGTATTACCACATTCACATTGACATTTCCAAACAACTTTACCATAATTACTTCGACCTACATCTTCAATAACCGTTAATTTCCCAAAAACACATCCAATTAAGTTAATATAACTCCTTTGGGATGTTTTTTCATTTCGGATACAACTACAAGATTTAGTGTTTCCGTTCTGTAAACTCTGCCCTATAACATTAACCGTGTTACCACAGTCACACAAACACCTCCACACCACTTTTCTATTTTGCCTCCCTACATCCTCAAGGACGGTTAACCTGCCAAATTTCTGACCTATTAAATCAATACGACTTCGTTTGGAGGTTTGTTCTCGTTTATAACAACCACAAGATTGAGTGTTACCACTTCGTAAACTGATGGATGATACATCTACGAAATTTCCGCACTCACATAAACATCTCCAAATGACCTTGCCTTGTTTTGTTCGCCCCACTTCTTCCAATATGGTCAGTTTACCAAACTTCTGCCCAGTTAAATCAATTTTCTTAGCCATAATTTTCCCAGTCGGTTAATTCTTTACAAAATTGAAATTAGAATCCAAATTAAACTTTCGACTATTCCACTCACATCCGCATACACTTGCCACGGAAGTTTGACCGTGACCTTGATTACCATTTCTTTAACTACTGCCATACTCTTACTCCCATCTGAGTGCATTGTAGTAGCTTGCTACAATAGGCAACGATTTAGCTGGGGCATGTTGTAAACATCTACTGGTGTAGTTGAAGTCTTGTTCATACTCCGCAGTCCAACGCTCATCCTTGCACCACTTCCAGTTGTACAGACATGCACCCATATCTAATCTACCTTTTTTAATTTCGACAGTGGGAAAGCGAACCTTACCCTGATAGGATTGCAACATAGCAATAAAGGAATATTCATTTTCCAACTTAATGTTCAACAATTCAGGATGAAAGATATTGTCATCGTCCAGATAATAAAGCCAATCTCCGTCTTGTAGGGGTAAATGGTCCAATGCGTAGTTGCGACAGGTGTGTCCCCAACTACTTTTTTTATCGGCTCTATAAATATAATCAGCATATTCTTCATCAATGAATGGATTTTCATTAATACCAACATCATACACGATGCACCACTTAACCTCTTCAGGTACACTCGCGGCAATCTTAAGTAGATTGTTGGGTCGAGACACAGGTGTGATTACATATAACATGGGTTACTCCCTTTCCCAAGAGGTTAATTCTGTCGTGAACACACGTTGTTTAGCCCATAGCCCGTGCTGTTGTATTAATTGTTCAGGTGTAATTTGTGTTTTCTTATCTGCTAACATCTGCCTTATTTCATTGAGGAGTTGGTTGGTCAAATTAACCTGACCAACTAACTCTCTCAATGTATTTTCTGTAGCAAAGTAAGGTCTAATTTTCATACCTACTCCCCCCAACAATGTTCATTTGCAAAGGCTAATCCATAGGGTTGTCCATCACTTGCAATGCAATATCCGGCCACCCACAACCGACGAATTTCTGTCTGACAATCTCTCTCAATTCTCGTAATAGGGTATCCACCAATAACATGTCCTATTTTCAATCCAGCTTCTTCAGCCAGTGTGGTGTTGATGTATAACTCAATGTGACCCGTTAATCCTTTCTTATCCATGCCTTGCTTTATACTCAAAGCTATAACCTGCACTGCGTTCTCGGCCCAAGTCTGGGGGTCTAATTTATCAATCATAACCATCTCCCTTAATCCATGGTGTCTTCGATAGGAACAATTGTATTACTCTCAATTTGTTCGAGAGCCAAATCCAACAGGGCGTGGACATTAGCCCCGACCCTGTGAAAGTGAACCCGAGCTTCAACGTCCCCATCTATCAGCCCAAGCCGAATAGGGTCAGGCAAATACATGGACAAATTGAACTGTATTTTACTCATGCCATTTTCAGATGTTTCTTTGTACAACATAATCACCATTCCTTTAGTGTGATTTCTCAACGAGGTGAATTTCCCCGACCTGAGACAAACGGTGCAAGGTGAGGGGAAAATACCTTGTATCTGATTGATTAACAACGGCATACAAGTAAGATGGGATGTCACTATCTACGAGATGCTTAAGGCAAGCACTCAACGCTTGGTCACACAATTCTCCATGTGCCTCGGATTTAATCTTCAAACTCAATCCATTGTAGAAGAACAGTCGTCTAATTTCGCCCAAAGGAGAAACGAATGGTGCAATGGTGTAGTCAGACTCTTTGTAGGCACTGATAATTTCATTGATGGCGAGTTCCTGTATAATCGGATAGGCCCTATTATTTCTTCTGATAAACGGCTGGAAAATACCCATCTCAATGCCGTGCATGATTATACTGTAACCATCACCATAGGTGAGATTGTCACAGGCATACATCACATACGGAGACTTAGGGGTGGGGGGTATTTTAATCAGCCTACTGTAGTCAATCGAACCTGTTCCGGCCCAGTAGTGGCCATAGAAGTTCAAGCGGATGACCCAAAATTTACATACGCAAACTCGCACGAGTGGATTACCTTCTGTATCTTCCATCATAACTCGATAGGTCCCATGACAATTAGGACATTGATTTCTTACTGCGTCGAAGTCTGGCCCGGTGAGGTGGGCGGCGTGTTTGATGCGGCTTTGGTGTTCTTGCATCTCGGGTGAATGAATGTCGTACAGTGTGGCCATGTCTTACTCACTTTCACTTTCGATTTTGAGGCAATAAAAGGATGTAACATCATCTACATCACTGATGATTAGTTCAATAATTTCGAGCATAAGATTAATAGATTCAGGTATAGGGTTAAATCTTGCTACATTATCTACTGCCAGTCCATACATTATGGTTTCACTTAACAACTCACGGGACACATTGTCAGGGTCTAAGAGTTGGATGATTGTGTCGGTCATCTCTTGGCAGGACATCATGCCTTCCATATCATACTCATTTTGTTGTCTTTGCACGACCTCTTCCACCATGGGTCGGGTCACACTGTGGTATCTGGGTTCTTCGCCGTCGCTGGTCATCCATTTTGTTGTTTCCATAATCAAACTCCTTTGGTTTTGGTTTCAAATCTCGGTCACAATACTCTATATCAAAATCGAGGGTCTCCCATGACGATTTCACTACTTCTGTATCAGACTGGTATTACCCAGTCCCATATCGGTGAGCATTCGATTGAATTCATCCTTACCGGACAGCTTGGGTTCTGCTGGTTTAGGTTCTTCTTTAGGTTTAATTTCAACCTTCTCCTTGGGGACGACATAAGTCTTACGGGTAGATTCAATCACGGTCAGGTCTTCTTCATCTTCCTGAGTGGCATTCCCAGAGAAGAAAGTTACTCGGTCAATCTTGTATTCTCCCTCACCCAAGTCAACCAAGTAACCCTTCTCCAATAGGGATTTCTTCAACCTCCATATATAGGCTGAATCACTTACACCGTAGGCGGCTTTAATCTTAGCATTACTCCATTTGAATTTACAACTGTGTGGTGCCGGATGAAAGGTAAGGGATATGAAAAATCCTACCTCGGCCATGGAGCAGCCATTCTCCCTCATTTCTCGAATGAGGTCTGCATAGTTGATGGTTTGGTACTTAAGCATATTGAATCCTTTCGTTTCAGTTTAAAAAATCTCGGTTACTATTCTCTATATCAAAATCGAGGGTCTCCCATGACGATTTGGACAGGGAGACTATACTACTTTTTCTTTCTATTGTCAAGTAGGCTATTCCTCCACCTGCAAAACGAAGTCTCCCCTTGAATTAGCTCCGATAGGGCAAACAATGCTTGGTCAAAATTAGGCAGGAAATCGAAGTAGTCACTTGCATCCGAGTAGGAGCGGACCCTGCCAAGTTTCTTCAGCCTACAGTATATATCTATGTGGTATTCATCCGTCCAACGATTCAGGAATTGGAACCACACCTCCTTGAATTCACCCAGTCTGTCATCACCTAAAAGTTCTGTGGCGTAAATTAGACCACCCCACGTCATCAACTTCCGAATGTAGTTTATGGAATAGGACATCTCGGTTAATTCGGAGACCATTTTGTGAGCCAAAGTCCGGAGTACATCATCAGAGTGAATTTCATATTTCATAGGACACCTTTCTGTTTACACCCTATAATAGACCAGATGACAACAAAAAGTTCATTGTGTAATAATCTACCCCTATATACTATTTGACAACACTCACATTGCGTGACAATCTATAGGGCATATACTATCTGACAACACCAACTTGACCAGTATGCAAATTTCACATAGGTCATTAGTCTATGGTCACCTCTTTTTTCTCCATAGGTACCAACAACTTCCACACCCCGAATATATACTAATACCCTTAAATACATTTAAGTATAGTGTTAATACGGCACCTCCACCAAGAATCCCTTTCGGGGTCTCCCATAAATCAAGATGAAGATAGAATGGAGTAATGAAGATGAAAATGTAATGAATGTAAATACAACATTGAAAGGTCATGAAACTGACCCTATGGGGGTTTCCCCTCCCATTACCCTATGAAGAAGAATGAGTGGATTCCAGACCCCAAATGTTATATGTTTAATATAACTTTACCCTATTTCCAGCCGAGCCGTAGGCGAAGGCAAGTGAGGTGTAATTTACTCTATGTGAACCTCCTATGAAGAGGGCTCCCTTCGGTCGCAAAAGACCATAGGGTTCTCAACGCCTAAAGGCGTTATAATCAAGAGCCAGATAGGGCCAGCTCGGTCTAATTTGTCCTATTATTGATTCACCTATGTCAATACAAATGGGGGTAAACTCTGTGAATTGTTTCACAACACTCAATCTCTGTGTAGTAGCTTAATAATACTATATGTCGAGGTTTCAAATTATAGTTATATACGGCCCCAACAACTTACAAATTACACCTCATTCTTATGAAACGAACTTTCAAACAAGTGTTTGATTTTCCTTGTGAATCTTTTCACAGCGGTAAGAAATTTGACCCTATTTCTCTTGCATCTCCCCCAAGGTTCACAGAGGTCTAATTTGATGCCACATATATAGACTACTATTTGTTGCACATCTCCGAGGGTTCCGAGGTCTCTTCAGATTGTGACCACATTGCTTCACTCCACCCGGTTTGAAGTAGATGGGTTCACAGATACAAGGTTCACAGAGGTCTAAATTACCCCGGAATATTTCACCCCTACTACCTTGTTATATAGGTGTGGGGACATAAACATTTTCTCTGTTTCGTTTGTTGTTTAAGTAGGACACCTCAAATATGGCACCCCTCGTTCAAATTTTGATATAGAGTATAGAGAGACGAAAATGTTGAAACTGGTTTGAAGAAGAGACCCCGAAATCGTCACCAAAAAGTTTTGAAATGATATAGATATATGTGACCGAGAAATATTAACCCAAAGGAGCCTGATTATGAAGAAGCAGATGATGGAACAAGAAACCTTTAACAGTGAACACAAAACAGAAAATGGAGTAACACCTATGGAAAAGACAGACAGAATTGACATTGAGTTTGAGACCATTGCGTTGGTGGATGAACTCGAAGATGCATTGCTTACCCGGTTAGAGCAAGAGAACACCCTGATGCTGGTAAATGCCTTCCTTAATTCCGAAGAATTAAATGTTAAGTTGGTTGGTAATGGTGTAATGGTAGATAATGGCCTTATTACTCTGTCCGATTTAGGTTTATTTGAAACTATGTACAACAACTCAATAGGGCGTAGAACCATTGCGGCCCACAGAACCCAGTTGATTTATCTTTACCTCCTCATGCTCAATGAGGATTGGACCAAAGTAGTAACCACCTTGGATATGTTGTCCTCTTTAGAAGAAGATGAAGATGGAATGGATAAAATCTTCAAGGACATTAAAGAAGAGACCACATCTCTACAGAGTAAATTAGACCTACTACTCCTACAGGCTCAACATGATGCTGATGCTCGTAAGGTTATATGTGACAAAATTGACCGTATGCAGGAAGAACTCACACAGATGATGGTCGAATATTCCGTTAGATACAATCACCCCGAAATGACTCCATATGAAGAGTGGTTGAAACAGCGTTACTCCCACATTAACTTTGTGGAAACCCCTGAGGAGGTCTAATCATGATGACCCTTCGAGAAGAAATTGAAGTTGGCTATGACCGACTGCTCCAAATTGCAATGAACATAACCAACGGTAACTCGGAGGATGCATCTGATTTGGTTGGCGAGTGTGTGTTGAGGGCTTTGCAATATGAATCACAATATCAACCGGAGAGAGGTAAGTTCTTCGGTTGGCTCTTTATTTTAATGAAGAATAACTGGGCCAGAATCAATCGAAAGGCGGGGGTGGAGGTTTCCTTACCGGAAGTATTTCAAGAGGATTCTGGCAACGAAATAGATGTACAGAATTATATGATATACAATAAGCTCGTTGCACAGTTGGATGAGAAAAAGAGAGCCGTCATAGTGCCTTGGTCTCAGGGTTATTCCCTACAGGACATTGCCACCATGTTGGATTTGCCTCTTGGAACCGTGAAATCGCGAATACACTATGGCATTCAAGAGCTTATAGAAAGGAACAACTAATCATGGCTAACCTATTCAAGACATTCGGAGAAGATTTTGCAAGGGGTCAAGCAATCCAAAAGCTTACGGTACAAGCGTTTAAAATTTTTGGTTGGTCAATTCTGGACGGGGACAGACGAAGCAGATATGATTGGGCCATGCAATACAAGCACGATGAAGGATGGGTAAGTCCTATTGTGTCAGTGGAATTGAAGAGGGAATTCAAATATGAAGATTCAAATTACATCTGCGTGGAATATGAAATGAATGGCAAGAGTTCAGGCATTATGAAGAGTAGGGCTGATGTCACTATCCACATCATGAAGACCTGTGCAATTTATTCTACATGGAAGATGAAAGACCTTATGCATCAAATACTTACCGAAAAGAATCCATCAAGTGAGACATATGAGTTCAATAGTGGAGGGGACTACTTCAGCTCTAAATTTGTATTGATTAACAAGGATTGGTTGAGTGCCTTGGGTTGGTGTAAATTGACAACGGAAGACTATATACCGGCTGTGACTCATGACATGCTTAGAGAAAACCTAATTTAAGGAGACTGGATATGGAATACAGACAGTTCGCAATCACCGCCAAAGACATCTTTGGTCTAATTTTACTTTCCGACAGTGATGGCAATCCTCGATTCACCCTATGTAAATTAGTAGGGTCAGCTTGGAAACCAGTAGTAGGTAGAGGTAGGGGTGCCAGTCCTGTAGTGGCTGAGGCTAATTTATCTGCGGCTCAATGGCATGCTAAAGTGTTTTTTGGCAAATTGGCCTACACTTTGCATCGGTTACCTATTGGTAATCTCCCCACACCCAACTTGATATTTGACATTGCAAAAGTGAAAGGCTCATAAATTAGACCACACCAACATGTTAGGTAAATTAGACCTCAAATTAAACCTTGAGGTCTAATTTACAAATGAACTAAAATCAACTGAAATGGATATAATACAATAGATACGGAGGTGTCTGTATATGGAAATTAAGAGATTTGAATGTGAAGAAGACCCGGCTGTACACTATGGTAAAAATCCCGACCAAATGGGTTGCATCGAGTGGATAGGTATTGCTTTAGAAGGTCCGTGGGCAATCCCTATGGAAGATGTCAATATAATCAAGGGCACTATTCGGTGGAGTAAGAAAGCTTGGTTACGTAACTATGATAAATTAGGTCGGGACAAATTGATTGACCTTCAGGATGAATACAGATATTTGGAATGGAAATGGTTGAAAGAGCCTACCATGAATCTGAAAGATTACAATAGGAGAATATACCTTAACAAATTAATGGGTATTAAAACGGGTAATTTAAACATGTTTAATTTAGCATACAACTATCGTAAGTGGGTACCTACAATGGTGGAGGTACTAAGTAATGGTGGACGCATGAGAGACGTAACCCGAGCCATCAAATGCAAGCATGAAACATTGATTAAAACCTTGGCTAAATTACCTGAACTTCAGGAAATGGCTGACTTGGCCGAACATGAATACAAGATGAAGATGATTGACAACCTGAACAAATTGGCAATTGAGGGCAACAATGAATCAGCCCGAGCGCGCAGCACAATGTTTATTTTGGAACGACGATTCCCTAATGACTTCGGTAAAGTAGATACCATACAATTTAACAAAGAAAAGAGTCCTTTGACGGAACTACTTGACCGAATCAACGATGAAGACCCATGGAACCTTAACACGACCACAGACGAAGACAAGGAAGAATAACATGTTAATAGAGAAATTAAATTACAATTGATGTCTAAATTATACTGGGGGGTTGGTTTACTTACCGACCGACCCCCAACAATATGTGGGGATGTAACTCAGTTGGAAGAGTACCTGTTTTGCAAGCAGGATGTCGTGGCTTCGATTGCCACCATCTCCACCAGTTCTTTATAACGGAGGTTCACGGTGCCTAATCCACAATGGGATTTGATGACCAACATGCAGACCTATTTGGGGTCCATATCTGGCTTCCCCACAGTCATCAACATAGTGCCAGCGGGGAATCAGTTTTGGAGACCCGCAAATGCCGGGACTTCATGGGTGAATATATCTGTAGTGAATGATGTCCTAACTTACGAAACCGGAAGTGCGTATGTTGATAAGATGCAGGTGGATGTCACCATTAACCTTGACAGTACTGCCAAGATGGGTTCCGTCCACGAAACCTTGCTCTCCTATGGTCATTTAAGCAAATCTAATTTACTCAGGTCAACCCTCTATGGTTCTATTCGTAGGACCCCCATGTGGGTAGGCGAAACATACACTGGGCCTGATGAGAGTAATATCTATTCAGTTTCACAGACTTTTGAATATGAGATACAGAACCTCATTGCCGGAGAGCCCGAAGCTGTTATAGGTCTAAATTTGGGTACCATATATGTTGGGGAGAGTTCATTCGGTACAATACAAATTGAAAATGATGGACCAACTGCTTTGAATATCTATAGGGTTACTGCCCCTACTGGGTTTACCTACACCGCATTCCCCACTTCGTTGGCATCCGGGGCAAGTGGTCAAGTAACTGTCAATCTCACAAATACTGGAACAGCAGGAACTTACACAGGTGACTTTGTAATTTACACCAACGATGGAACCATTACCTATCGAGTCGAGTGTGTTGTATCTGATTCCACACCTATTGATGTTCTCACATGGAAAGAACAAACCGATGCTGACATTACCGTAACAGTCGAAGGTTTAGACGCTGATGAGTTTGTAATCGCCAAAGCCAACGGTGAAACTGGCACGAGTGGAACTAAATATGATGGAGCGTCTACAGGAACAGGTAGAATTAGAATATTGGACTCAGCCGACCTCAGTAAACTACAGAGAGTTACAATTGAATGGGTCGTCTGAGAAACTTCGTAATTTACTCCAAAATTAGATAGGTGTATAATGCTTGACACACTACTTAGCATGTGGCCCATAATAGTATTTCTCCTTATTCAGGGGTTTGGTCTGGTCAAATTTATTGCCAACACTAACAGTCGTTTAAAATATATGGAGGAAGAATGTAATCTTATGCGAGACAATTGTTGTTCTAAAGGGGTTCACCTTGAATCTAAATTCAAGGAACTTAATGACTTAACTAATAACCAGAGTATTCAAATTAATACTCTGGAAACCATACTACCCATCATCAAAGAGGATATAAAGGAAATTAAAAGGAAAGTTGAGAAGTATGAAAAAATCTAACAACTCTAATTTAGACCTCACCCCCGAAGACCGTGAGAGTATTATCCAAACATGTGACCGGACCATTGAAGCCATAGAGGGAACAATATGCAAATTAAAAGAGATTCGTTTAAATTCAAAATTATTGACAAATTAATAGGACATTCAATTTGGGCATGGTTAGTTGCCACCTTGTTCCTACTTATTGGTTTAGTTACATCAGAACACTGGTATGTGATTACCTTGGTCTTAATGGGAGGACGTGTTGCCGAGGGAGTAGTCACCAACAGAAAGAGTACCAATGCTACGGAAGAACCAGAAAGCCCTGCAAGCCCTCATACGGAAGCTTAATTTCCACCCACATCCGGGTCAAGCCAAGATTCTCGAAGCGTTCTGCAACGAGCGTTTCATCTGTGTGCTGGCGGGTCGTAGATATGGTAAGACAAAGATTGCATCCATTCCGGCCTGTTATGCCTTAATGGAAGCCGACTGTAAGATTCTATGTGTGAGCAAGACATACAAATTAGCCAAGAAGCTTTGGCGTTACCTATTGGTAGATGTTATTAAATTGTTTGGCACGGACATCAGCATCCTTAAGGGTGAAATGAGAATGGAAACGGCTTGGGGTTCAACCCTCGAATTAGGGTCAGCGGATAACCCCGATTCCCTACTGGGTGATGGATTTGATTTGGTGATTGTAGACGAAGCCGCAACCCTGCCAGAACAGATATGGGAAATGTACATTTCGCCATGTATAAGAGACCGTAGGGGTACAGTCATAATGATTTCCACTCCCCGAGGTCGTAACTGGGTGTGGAAGAAATTTGAATTGGGACAACAGCATGAGGGGGGTTGGTGGAGCCACAAGGGTCCATCCAATGAAAATTACCATGTGTGGACTGAGGATGAGTGGGAGTTGGTCAAGAGACAATCCGACCCCATCTACTTCCAACAGGAGTACATGGCAAATTGTGTTGTGTTCGAGGGTCAGGTGTTCCCGGACTTCGACGACAATAAACACATCCTTAAGGATTTCAAATTAGACGAAACTTGGGATGTCTACTTAACGATTGACCCCGGATATGCTCAATACTGCGCTATGGTTTGGGTAGCCCACAATAGGGTCACGGACGATATGGTAATATACAAGGAGCATATTCTGGCTCATCAAGGCACCCCTCAAGTGTTGGCTAAATTAATCGAGAATGAACCGTCTCAGGGTTATACGGCTATTATAAGTGACGTGGCAGGAAATCAACGCAGGGACATAGGGAGGGATGCTGGTCATTCTTTCGTTTCTAAGTTGAATGAATCTACTTGGATGATGGACAGGGGTTATGCTGTTAGTACTCGCAGATACCGCATCGTCACGGGTATACAGTTGATGAGAGCGAGAATACTCAATGAGTTGGGAGAGGTTTCTCTATTCGTTACTGAAGACTGCCCCAAGGTCATTGAGATGTTTCGTAATTTGGTCTTCGAGAGGGGGAAAGAAGTATATGTCAAGGATGGAATATTAGACCACCCGGCAGATGCTATTCGATATTTGATTGAATATTTACAAAGAAGTAGTGGCCGAAACACAATGGAACGCCTATAGAAATAGGAGATTAATATGCTTTACAAAGACACAACGGAACAAACAGTTACACAAGCTCTGATGGGGTTAGTGAACACTGAATCTCCTATTCATGGGGAAATCATCATCAAACTTAAAGAGTTGTACGACAACACAACTGACCCTCTCAGACCACCCAAGATGTCAGACCGAATTTACAATGGCAGACTTGAAGCCTTCACTCCGATTGCTTTCACATCACTGTTGGTTGATAAAATTGCTACTCTATTGTATGGCAGGAAAGTAACCCGCAGTTATGGTGTGCCGGAATTGGATGAGAGAATCAAGAAGACCTATGCGAATGCTCGGGGAGTCATGATGCGTCTGACCAAGATTGCTTCCCTCTGTGGATATGGGGTAATAAGAATCATTCGTACTTGGGATGGCAATTATAAATTTGCCCTCTATGGCTTCAATGACGTCATACCAATTTTCAATCCTGAAGACCCTTATGGTCACATAGATGGAATCGTGTTTGATATTTTGACCGAGGAATTGCCAGATTGGGTAATGGAATTGAATACCATCCCCAAGAAGTCAGTGCATAGGTTCGAGGAGAAAATTACCCGACACAAGCGTTCTCAATCTGGGGAAATTATGGTTCCCGGAGAATACCATGTGAAGGTTGATGGCAAGGAAATTAAGACCCCCTATGAGGGATTGAATCCTCTGGGTGATTATCTGGGTGCTGTGTGGTGGAGAGGTCTCGACCACCCCTTCAATGCATGGGGTAAGTCTGATATACTTCCATTACTTAACACCTTAGAGTCTGTTAATGAGTTGTTCACGGATGGCCGAGAACTTATGATTTGGGGTCTTCACAACCCGGTCATAACCAATGCAGTGGGCAAAGTTGATTGGTCCTACGAACCCCGTGCAGTATGGCACGTTGATTCAAACGCCAATCCAGATGGTGATGTGTGGGTGAAGCGATTGGAAAACAACGCTCACTCCATTACTGACCTTAAAGAATTCATCAACCTGCTCATTCAGGAACTTCATGTAACCAGTAGAATCCCTTCGGTTTCCGTGGGTGACAACACCGGACTTGGAGACGCCTCTTCAGGTAGGGCATTTGAAATTGCGATGACTCCTGCCAAAGAACTTATAGCGGAGAAAGAGAACTGTGCTATACCGCAAGAACTTGAACTGATGGAAGAGCTTCTGGCTAAGATGATTTATTATGGTGATGTCTCGGGTAAATTAAACCCTACTCCTGACCCCAGAGAAATCAACAAGATTATGGACAACGCTTTCATTGACTTTACTCCTATCAGCTTTCCTCAAGAGGTTGTGGCTGAAACCCTTACCGGAGAAGTCATGGGCAAAATTCGTAGCCAGAGAGATGCCATCAAACATCTTCACCCTACATGGGATGACAACATGGTTGATGAGGAAATCAAGCGCATCAATGAGGACACCGGAACAAGTGAAATACAGGAACGGGCCAAGCTGGAAGAACTTAGGAGCCGCATAAATGAAGAGTAAATTAAACCGCAGTCAGATGCTTAAATTAGCCAAGGACTTCTCAGATGTCTACTACAATCTTCCTAACTACAAGGCAGACAAGATGTACAAGGCTGTGATGGCATATGACCGTTGGTTTATCAAAGACATGCCCGAGATTGCCTATAAGACACTCCGATTCAAAGGGGGCGTACTCAGTCCCCTTACTCCCATGGATGACATTCAAGCCCTGTGTAATTTGATGGCCCGGAAGAGTAGGGACATGTTGCTCCCTGCAATTACTGACTGGACATACGATTACTTCGACGACTTCTATCGGAAGGGTATTGAACTGGCTCAACTCAACGGGGAACTTGAAGGTAAAACCATCCCGTCTAATTTAACTAAGGAGGACAAAGCCATCATTGAAATTACCATTACCCAAGAAATTGATGTATGGAAGGGCCACTTCCAGAAACACTACCGACAAGTGGAACGTGAACTGATAGGGGCAATTCAAATGGGTAAAGACTTCGACTTCTTCCTTGCACGAATGACTGCGCCGGATGCTCACATAGTTGGCTTCCCCTACGGCAACAGTCGGTATAGCTGGTATGAACATGTACGCAGATATGCAATAGGTAGACCCAAGATGGTTGCCACAATAGCCCAGCAGAGGAAGGTTAAATAATGTATGGTGTTTACTTGCAACCAGTTACGAACGACACATCCTTTCGTAATTTAAACCTCATTGGAGATGTGGTTGATATTGATGACCTTATGGATTCCAAAGGTGGAGCTAAGTCCTTCTGCGATGGACAGGTCAGTGCCACTCCTCCAAGGTATGCAGATGATGGAATGAACATGTTATTTTTCGAATCCAGAGAAGTTGCTGAAGAATTTAGTAGGGCTATTCGAGGTGACCTGATGTCGAGGATTGATGGTGGCGAAATTATTCAACCCACTCCAATTTGGGGTAACAATTTCCGACTCTATGCAGATAATGGAGCCATGCTGACTGCCATCCGAAGTAACCCGGATATACCATCAACATTTACCGATTCACAAATTGAAACGGCTATTGATGACTACATGCTTGAGACTGGTAAGTACCCTACGGACAAGCAGTTAGTTAAATGGATTCAAGAGACTCGTAATTTAGACATTGAATAAAATGAACTTTTTTGGTCTAAATTGGATATATGTAGGATGAATGAGGTAAAGGTGTTTACCTCCCAAGATTTTTAAAACACGATTGGAGAATCGTATGGCTGACGAGATTATGACAGAGAGTGGCTTTTTGGCTGAATTTGGGTTTGATAGTCCCGAAGCGGCGGCTAAAGCTCTTCGCACTTACAAAGAGGATGTTAAGACCCTCAAGGACAAAGTGAAAGAGTATAGTGGGATTGAACAAGAGTACCGAACCCTGAAGGAAAAAGAGGAAAGTGAACGCTTGGCTAAATTAACCGAGGCTGATAAGTACAAGGAAATGATTGCCAAATTGCAAAAAGACTTGGAAGATAAGGACAATGCCATCAAACAGATTGAAAAGAAACATCAGTTTGATATGGCAGTAATGAATGCTTCACAGGGTAAACCCTTTGCCAAGACCCGTGCAAACCTCTATGGCATAGCGGCTAACAACCAAGAGTGGAACACCCCGGAAGAGTTGGCTGAAATCTTCAAGCAGGTAGACGCTGAATTCGAAGACGAACTTAAATCCGCAATTGATACAAAGAAAATTCCTGCTCCCGGTGACTTGGGTGGTTTCAAGGGTCTCGACAATACTGGCAAGACCGCTTACGATGCGAACTACTTCAAGAACTTAGCGGAGCGACACAAAAACAAGTAAATTAGAGAGGTAAATCACTATGTCTGCTGATTACACGAATACCCCCCGCTGGTCCGAAGGTTCTACCGGTAGTGTCCTTATTCCCGATTACTGGATTCCTGCCCTTGAACCGGACCTTCCCTTGCTCACTTTTTGGGAACAATTCCTCGGTCAAACTTGGGGCAACGTTGAAGTTTCCGGCGAAGGTCTGGGCGACACCTTCAAAGCGAGTTACATCACTGATGTAGCGGCTCAAACAACTCCCCTTACCGAAGGTACTGCAATTGCCGCTGGCAACTCCACTGGTCTTGCTCAGGCAACAGGCACCCTCAGGGAATACGGTTACGCAGAACGCATTAGTGGCTTTGCTAACTGGCTTTCCAACGTTGACCTCATGAGTGCTTCTGGTCTGACAATCGCAAGAAACGCAATGATTACCCGGAACGCCCTTATTGGTGCCACCTTCAATAGCACTACCAATGGTTTTGCTGTTACGACTGCCACCACTGTAGGCGAAATTACAACTGCTGACGCTGGTACAACTGGTGTGAGTCAGTTGCTTCCTTACCATGTGACTAAGATAGTCTCCATCCTTAGAGCTAAGGGCATCGCTCCTTACTCGGATGGTCTCTATCGTTGCATTGGAAGTCCGGGAATCTTTGATGGTATCAAGGGTCAAGCACAGGTTTATTCCAGTGCCGCCAGCCTTGGAATCTCTGGGGTATACAGCATGGGCGAAGTAGCTGTGTACAACGGTGTTATGTTCATAGAGGAATTTGGGCCGCATCGAGTTTCCACCTTGAATGCCGCTGGAACGGCAAGCAAATCAACGATTTTTGGCGTAAACAGTGTTATTGGTTATGACACCTTCTACCGACCTGACCTGATTCGTTACTACGCTGATGACCAGAACGATTTTGGCCGGACAGGCAAAATCGGTTGGTACAGCGTTGGTGGATGGGTCAGACCTGTTGATGGAACCGCTAACGGAAGAGTTTGGAATATCTATTCCAGTCAGTAATCTCTACAATCACTTCGCATCGAGGCCGGGCATCAGTCCCGGCCTCTTCTTATTTATGAACTCCTAAAGGTCTTTTTGACTATTATATAATGTATGATTCATACGTCAACTATATCTGGAATAGGGATTTATGTTCATGAAAATTGATTTAACGGGACAGAAATTTGGCAGGTTGACCGCACTGGAAGATGTAGGTCGAAATAAGCAAAGAACAAGATTGTGGTTATGTCAATGTGAGTGTGGCAATAGTGTTGTTATACCCTCCACTAAACTTAGGTGTGGACATACAAAGTCTTGTGGTTGTTTGAGTGTTGATACTGCGTCTAATTTAAGTTATCAGAATATTGTGGGACAGAAATTTGGGCGGCTTGTGGTATTGGAAGATGTAGGCCGACAAAATGGTGGAGTATTATGGCTATGTCTATGTGAGTGCGGAAAGAAAATAAAAGTTCAAGCCGGAAGTTTAAAAAATGGACACACACAATCCTGTGGTTGTTTTAATAAACAACGGTTATCTGAAACTCACAAGGGTTCAAATAACAGTAATTGGAAGGGTGGGGTTACCTCTTTAAACGAAACGGTGAGAAAGTGTATTCAGTATCGGGAGTGGAGGAAATTAGTTTTTGAGAGAGACCATTATACTTGTCAGCATTGCCAGACCCGAGGGGGAAAATTAATTGCCCATCATATTAAATTCTTTTCTGTCATCATGAATGAACACAATATTCAAACCCTTGAAGAGGCTGAAGCATGTAAGGAATTGTGGGACACTAACAATGGACTCACCCTATGTAGGAAATGTCATCGAGAAGAACACAAAAGAAAATGAACCTATCAGGTCGGTTTTGACTATTATAGAGTGACAGTTCATTCATGGTTTTTGAATACAACACGAGGGAGTGTTTATGTCTACTAAGTCCAATAAAAAAGGAAGACCCAAAATACCTGCTACCAAGCAGTCCACGGTCAAAAACAATGTGTTAAAAGAATTCCCCATGAGCATTGGGATTGTGGTTTACAACGAGGAAGAACGCCTACCTGCTTGGCTTGAATTTCATAAATATGCAAAAATTTATCTGATAGACCAAGCATCCACAGATAGAACGCAAGAGATTGCTCGTTCCTATAAGAATGTAAATTACATCTCCATGGAAAGATTTGAACGGTTGGGTGAGCCACACTACAACATGCTGTATCAAATTAGACCTCAGGAGTGGTTGTTCAGGATTGATGTTGATGAGTTTGTGAGTGAACCTATTTTCCGCAAGGTGAATAAGAAGGCCAACGAAATGCTTCGCACCTTTGATGTTAGAGCATTGATGATTCACCGCAAGAACTTCTGGGATGCTGAGGAAATTGTAGACCTATACAAATCCCCGGATGACCCTCTGGGTAGGGATTGGCAATTTAGAATTGCTTTGGGTCCGGTGTTGGTATTCGAGAATGTCCCCCACAGACACCCAAATCCTTTAGCTCCATGGGCTTACCTCAACGAAGAACTATACATGGAACATCGTAAGACCAAAGAA